ATTCTGCATTGGTGGTATAGATGTCAGTTATAAATTCAGCGACTAACTGTTTTCCCTCACTGTCTTCATTGATGAATAGTTTATCAATCAATTCCTTTATCTTGGAATCACTGAGTTTGTCCTTTTTGTCCCAAACCTGTTTGATTAAATCCTGTAAGTCTTGACGGTATTGTTTCTCATCCTTGGTCGCTTCACCTTCACCCATTTCAGTATCAATCTTGAAATCAGGATCATTGGTGCTGGCCTTGGTTAGGAGTATTTCATCAAGGAGTTTGTAATAAAGGTCCTTCTCCAGGACGGCCTTGTCTTTAAGGTTCTGGCAGACATCGCACATTTGATATACTCCTTATAAATCAACTTAAAACAAAAAACAAAAATGTCATTATGGATACAATTAAAATTAGGAATGAGATTATCCATAGTCTTGTTAATTCGGGTGTAACTCCTTTTTCTATTAATTGTGCCATTTTACCCTTTCCAATTAAGTTATTCAGATGAAAATATGATTTGTTTATTATCTCTGTAGCATGTTGGAACATCTAATTTAATTAATTCTCCTTCCTTTGTCTTGAATAAAATATCATAATCTAATTCATCTTCGCCTATTAATTTTACACTTTCAATTAGTTCTTTTGCGTTCATTTTATCACCTAATACAACTCCACGAGTCCTTTCTGTTGTAGAATATTATCCAGACTGGCAACACTCCTTTTAATAGTCTTCTGAGGTTCTGTTGGTTTTGGGCTGTCCTGAATCATACTACCATAACCATAACCAGTATTCCCCATAGCATAACTCATAGGCTCATCACCATAAGGTTTGGGGTCCAATCCGTAACCAGTACGGACTTCATTCACCAGTTTAGTACCATTCCTGAGCTGCATATTTTCTATATTGGCCCTAGCTTGCTTGTCTTCGAGGTCTATGTCTCCGAAATGGAACCGTTCTTCAAAGCCCCAGAGGTCAAAGGATTTACCCATGACTCTGTTAAACTCATCCTCGACTGGCTGCAGGACTTTACCGACTAATCGTTTCTTAAACTTCTTATCAGCCGTGTTGTCCCTTTCATTTCCAAGACTTCCAGCGGTGTAGATTCCAACGTTCTGAGGTGGCACGCCGTAAGATGCTACTATCCGGTCACGTATCCTGTCTTGTAGGTCGGTGAATTGCATATCCCTATTTGATAAACCGGCTTCCTGGAAAGTTCCGCCACGTAAGAAGTAAGTTCCCTGTGGGTTCTCTGCAGCTTGTTTTTTAATCCGAGCTATATTGTCAGTGAAAACATCATCTTTAATCTCAGAATCAAATATCATAAAGTTCTTAGGACTCATACCACTGTCAAACCAACCCTTATTGAAGTCCATGGAAAGAATATCCAAAGTGATTGATTTGGCGGCCTTGTCAATAGGGCTCTTCCCATAGAGTTCATTCCACGGATCCGGGTTCATGATATGAATAAGTTCATCATTCTCATACCTAACATTAGAATTAATCAAACCCCACTGATCAGTATCGTAATGGTACATTAAGCGGTGCGGTTGTATGAAGTAGAAACCCACTGGCATTCCCTTAATCACATCATCATGAACGCATTCAGCGAACCAATCACCCGGCCCTAACTGGCTGGAAACTCCACGCATGATGAACTTTGTGAACGTATCCACACCATCTGGCCCATCTGGCCTGTTGAATAAGTCCTTAACATAGGCCACTACATCCGGATCATCCTTCTCTTTCTCATCACTATACACATCGAAACCAGCTGCCAGGGTGTCAATCACATAAGCATCTATGCAGGCACTTATCCATTCGTTATCCATGGCCATGTAGTAGGTGGTCCAGGTTGGTTTCGCCTGTTTAGACCGGTCCCCGTAACTGTAATGGATAAATGGGTTAAGCCATCCTAAAGGTCCATAACCTTCCCTTACTGGTTTGGGTTCTGGTTTCCTTACTATCTGGAATGGTAAGGCTTTGCTTATGGTATTGAATATTGACATGGTTTTAAATCCTCATAGTTGTATAACTTCTAAATCCATTGACTTCTCTTCTTCTTCAATTTTCATATGTAAATAAATGAATCCATAGGCGATACAATCTATTATATCGTCATGAACTCCTTCAGGGAATGATAAAAACTCGCTGTTCACGGCTTGGATAATTTCAGGGTCGTTTAAGTTCAAAAAGAAAACGCTGTCTAATATTCCATTTTTAAGCGGTGTTGCCCGGTCTGGTTTACTGTTTACTGCTTTGGATCTGTAAACTCTGAAGCCTTTTAGTTGTAATTTCCATTCATCAAATAGTAGTTCACCGGCAGCGGCCACTCCAGTCTCTATTAATATCTTAACATTGTATCCGTCACGCTTGGCTGTGTCTAATATTTTCTGTTTTGTCTGGTCATCATATTGTCCTCTGACAATTTCAGTTACTCCAATCCTACCATAATTAGTACGGACCATCAAGGCCCCTACCGTGTAATCTGCGTGGATGGTTGCTCCCTTGGAAACATCCCAGGAACGCACACTTTCAACTATGTATTCATTAGGGAGTAAAGAAGTGTATTGAAGTTTATCAACATCAAAGAAGTCGCTGGTTTCATCTAATGGTTTCTGTTGCCAGATAGCACTGAATAGTCTTTCCTTAACTTTACTTAACTTTTTAAGTAACTCTTCGAGTGTATAACGTTCCGGCCATAAAGGGGTGTTGTCTGGTTTAATAGCAGGGAATGTGATGAACTTATAATCATCCCATTGTTCTCGTTGTAAGTAGCCTATGAGGTCATTACTGTGCCATCTGGTGTGGAGGATTATTAGTTTGGTGTGTGGTTCGATTCTCTGTTCCACGATACGGTTAAACCAGTCAATCTTCTTTTGTAAAGCGGTGGGTGTGAACTCTTCTTCTTCCCCTTTGTAAGGGTCATCTATGATTATGTAATCTGCATCTTGACCAGTAATAGACCCAGATGCTCCTGTTAGTCTTATACTTCCATTGTAAAGTTTCCCGTCTTTATCACAGAACATTAAGTGGCTGCTGGAGTGTTTGACATCGGATAGGTAAACATTGAATGATGGACCATATTCTGCGATACAATCCCGGAGAGCTATACCAAACTTCTCTGAAAGTGTGGAAGTGTTATTGATAATAAGGATGTTAAGGTTAGGGTCTTGGAAGATAAGCCATAAAGGGTAAGCAATAGTAACCATGGATGATTTACTGTGCCGTGGGGGCATGGACACTGCTAAATGCTTGTCTAGTTTTCCAAGGGTTAAAGCCATCAAATGGCGACTTAACTCTTTAATATGGCTGGCTTTTAATCCTTTACTGCTAAACTTACTTATAATGAATAAACGATAAAAAAGGTATAAATCATTTAGGAAACGAGGATCCAAATCATTCAGTTTCATCCTCATATCCTTCATCCTCTAAGATAGATTCTTGTGATTTCTTTCTGAACTGAACCTTTTGGGTGATGTCACTAGTGTTCTGGGTGTGCTCAGTGGGTTCACCCTGTAAGAGTAATGCGCCTTTAATAATCAAATCCAAATCTCTTGGAGATTTAATTTCAATATTAAAACCATTCTCTTTTAATTTGTCTAATAATTTATGGTAATAAGTAAGGTACTTGGTTTTATTTTCAATTATGTTACTGTCTGTCCTTTTTTGCACTTCTTTGTTTATCTCTGAGCTTCTTATGGCTTCTCGGTCATCCCAGTTAAATTCTTTATGCCATCTCCAGATTGTTCGTTCACTGACATTACACTGACTTTCAACTGACAAAATGGCAGTGGTGGTGTCATTACCTTTTTGTTTGGATTTGAAATAAACCTCAAATGCATCAAGGTGTTTTTGAAGCTCATCCATAATAATCAACCTTTAAAATAAATAATAAATAAATGCGGTTTGATGGAATTGAACCATCGTTACACACTTGGAATAGTGTGGGTGTTATCCATTTACACTAAAACCGCTTTAGGATAAGGTTTACTTAATGGTTCTATTTGTCGTCTTGTTGCTTTAGTCAATGGCATTAAATATTTATGTCTTCCTTTATCTTCTGCATAATGGGCCTTTGAATCAACATTTTTTTTTAACCATTGAATCCCATTAAATCCATATTTAGCATGAACAGAACGTGCATGATATTTTTTACCATTTAAGACAATTGAAGGGGTTACTTCTCGCCATCCTTCATAAATCCAGTTTGTTGCTTGATAGATAATACCTAAATGATTCTGATTACTGTCTGCATAACTAACAATCAATTTAATTAAAGGATTGCTTTGTTTTAATTGTTGTAATGATTTGGATATGATTTTACTTACAGGAGTATTGTGTTCTTTTAGTGCTACCCTTACAAGTTCGCATACCTCATCCTGATTTAAGTTATAAGGTTGTCCTATCTGTAAAGTTCCCCCCCTTCCAAATATCACACATCCTATAAATTCATTATCTTCCCAAACCCCGAACTTAACCAATTTACCGGCAGGAACGCTTTTACTGTAATGATATTTTAAACAGGCATGTTTAGCTGCCTCATAACTACAAGGGGCAACTAACAGTTTAACTTTCTTGGAACTCATTTCCACACTCTGGACATTTGATTAATGGTTTGGGTTTTAATTGGTCTAATCGTGGGATATTTTCTTCTGGTTCTGGTTCAAATGCAGGACTTATGTCTTCATCAAAACCGGTTAATTCCACATCAAAACCAGCTACTTTTAACCCTTCAAAGTTGGATTCGAGTTTCCCGTAATTCCAATCACTTTCATCTGTTAATTTGTTATCAGCTACCATATATGCAATAGCTTCTGGGCTATCATGTAAGTGTTCCATCCGTTTATATGGTACACTCATTAAATTTAATATGTCTGTTGCTGCCAAGTATGCACCATGACCTGCGAGGATGTAATTATCTTTACTGATTATGATTGGTCTTCCCCATCCAAGTTTATCAATGGATCTGGCAATCTTCTTAATCTGTTCTGACGTGTGATCCCTGGGATTCTCAGGGTGTGGTTTCAAATCTTTTACAGCTATCCAACCGGTTTCATCCATAGTGAATCAACTTCTTTATTCGTCTTTTGTCTCTTATCCATCGTTTCCGCATCATATACAGTGTCATGGTGTCGTAGTCATCCTTGTCAGGTGCGGTGCCATACCATCCGAGTTGTAAACGTCCGTCACGTGTTTGATACGTACTCATAACAATCAAAACCCTAAAATAAAGGTTTTCCAATTAAACTCAATAAAGAAAAAGATTATCGTCCCAAACAATGCCAATAAACAGCCTAATATAGCCCATTGGAGTTTACGCATGAACTCTATCTCCACCTTCATCACCTGGAATTGTGTGTTTAGTGTGGTGTCTTCTTCTTCGGCTCGGCTCCCTACA